TTATAAATTTACTTCTGTTCCTTCTAAAAACTTAACGGTGATGTTACCGTCTTCTCCAAGACTAATCTTCTCGAGAACCTGGCACATTTTTCTTCCATTGAATTCTTCCTGATTACTATTAAGTGTCTCCTTTAATTTAGCCGCATGGTACCTCTCCAGCTTTTGTTCTTCTCTAAAGTTATCCCACTTATCTCGTAGCTTTTCTTTATTTTCTCGAAGAACCTCTACGGCTCTGAGGAAAGCTTGCTGCAGGGTTTCTTCATCAATATGGCGATTAGTGCACCCCTGGATTCCTTTTACCTTGTACCGGTTATTGCACTGCCAGACAGGACGTTTCCCTCTGCTCGTGGTCCAGTTCTTTCTGCCAAATAGACCTCCGCATTCTTTACAGAATACTTTGCAGGTGAATGGGTTTTGTTCGCACTGGATAATGTAAAAATTGATGTAATTGTCATGCCGAAACTGGTTTCTCCGTTCTATCTCAAGCTGAACCAACTCCCATTCTTCTTTATCAATAATAGCTTCATGGTTGCCTTCGATATAATATTGATTGACTTGTCCCTGATTCTCACTGCGCTTTTTGGTCAGAAAATCAACCGTATAGGTTTTCTGTAAGAGGGCATCTCCCATGTACTTCTCATTCTGAAGCATCCTTTGAACCGTAGTGGGATACCAGTTAGCTTTCCCATTCCATCCTGGAACCCCTTCTTCTTTTAGACTTCTCGCTATACTTTCTGGTGTTTCTCCTTGTAAAAAATCCCGAAAGATTCGTCTGACAATCTTGGCTTGCTCCTCATTGATGACTAGATTTCCATTCTCACCCTTATCGTAGCCTACAAACTTGGTTGTGTTAACTCTTATTTCGCCCCGTTCGAACTTCTTTCGAATCCCCCAGGTCGCATTCTCTGAAATAGAACGGGATTCATCTTGGGCCAAGGAAGAAAGAATAGTCAAGAGCACCTCTCCTTTGGCATCTAGACTGTCAATATTCTCCTTTTCAAAGATAACCCCAATTCCAAGTTCCTTTAATTCCCGGACATATTTCAAGCAGTCTAGCGTGTTTCTAGAAAAACGACTAATGGATTTCACAATGATTCTATCTACTTTGCCTTTTCGGCAGTCAGCTATCAACCGATTAAACTCTGTGCGTTTCTTGGTATTAGTTCCTGAAATCCCCTCATCCGCATAAATATCAACCAACTCGTAGAGAGGATTCTGCCTAATAAACTCTTTGTAATACCGAACCTGGTTCTCATAGCTTGATAGCTGTTCGTCTTGGTCGGTGGATACTCGGCAGTAGGCCGCCATTCGGATTTTCTGAATGTGTTGCTTCTGCTCGACTTGTATCGTTTTCTTTGCTGGAATAACTGTAATATTTTTTGCCACCGATGTTCTCCTCCTTTACCACTGTGGGTTCATGGATACTCCAATCCTGTACTGCACTGTCTGGCACGCGCATGCCGATGCAGGCGACCTTCCCTTCTAGGATGTACTTGCTACAGACCCATACAACCTTTCCTTTGTAGTACTTCTGCCGTTTTAAAGTAGAGCCACAATGCTCGCATTTCAATAAGCCACTCAAAGGATATCGCCGATTGTAATCGATGCTTAGGTTTGCCTTTCTATTCTGTTTCAGACGCTTTTGAACGGCTTCCCAATCTTCTCTGGATACAATAGCTTCATGGTTATCTGTAATCAGGTACTGCTGCACCTGACCTTTGTTGAGCCGTTGCTTGGCCTTGATTTCCGCAAAATAGTATTTTTGTAGGATTGCATCTCCCTTATACTTTTCGTTTTTTAGAATATTGGTAATGGTGCTTGAATACCATCGCCCACCGTCTACCGTAGGAACTTCCTCTCCATTGAATAGCTTTGCGATAACATGAACTCCCATACCAGATAAATAAAGGTTATAAATCCGTTTGACTATTTTAGCTTCTTCAGGATTGATGATTAACTCGCCATTCTCATCCTTGTCATAGCCTAAGAAGCGCTTAGTGTTAATCACTAGCTCTCCTCGCTGGAACTTCTTCTGAAAAGCCCACCGTTGGTTCTCACTCATGTTGCGCAGTTCTTCTTCTGCATAGCTAGCCAGAACCGTAAGCATGACCTCTCCTTCGTTTGATAAGGTATGGAGATTTTGTTCTTCAAAGAAGATATCCACTTGAATAGTTTTCAGTTCCCGGCTTACTGCAAGCAATAACTCAGTGTTTCTGGCAAAGCGAGAAATGGACTTAGTATGAATAACATCAATCTTTCCGGCCCTGCAATCTTCCAGCATCTGCTGAAAACCTGGACGCTTGGCCAGTTTGCCTGAAATCCCCTGATCATAATAAACCCCGATAAAGTCGACATCTTTTTTATTTTGATAGAGATGACTATAGTAGGCTTGCTGATTGGTGAGGGATTCCTGCTGTTTTTCTGTCATGGTTGAAACCCGCGCATAGGCACAAACTCTTATCTTTCCTGGCTTCATCCCATTCTCCTTTCTTCCTTACTATATATCACTCTAAAGGCCAAATTTATCAAGTATTCAGCCCACTCATTCAAGCTTTTTTCTAGTTGAAATGCTGTCTATGTAAAAGGCCTGCATAGACAACCACACAGACCTTGATGGATTATTCAATTCGTAACACTTGACCGGGATAAATCAAATCCGGATTTTCAATTCCATTAAGGGCAGCTAAGTGCTGGTAGTTCGTGCCATGCATGTCCGCAATGGCTGAAAGCGTATCGCCACTTTCAACTGTATAAGTGGTGCTACTAGGTGCTTGAGGATTTCCCGTAACCTGCAAAACTTGCCCCGGATAAATCAAGTCAGGATTGGCAATCCCATTGATTGCCGCTAATTCCTGATAACTTGTTCCATAGAGAGCCGCAATAGCTGATAGGGTATCCCCCTCTTGAACCGTGTAAGTCCCAGTCGACCCTGTGGCTGTTGCTTGTTGCGGCAGTTCTGATCGAGGCTCTGGTACCTGTCCGGTATAAACAGAACGCAAATCCCGATACATATAATTGGAATCTACTCGGCCACTGATACCACCAACAATTCCGTCACTGGTAAACTGCCAAATATCTGTTGGAACAGAACAAGTAGCCACCTGCCACTGAGCTACCCAATTCGTATAACGGGATAAGTCGCCCATATTCTGGAACCAGTACAGGCTCGCATACACACCAGCCCAGTAACCAGCTGCTTCTACATTGTCACAAAACAGTCGGCAGATAGCCGTAGAAGTTTCCCAACTCACACCCCCATTGTTAGCTTTCCAACCGTCTGCATCCTCCATATCAATGTAGAGCGGCATGCTGGGATGGAACTGTCCTGCAAAGTTCAAAAATGCATTGACCTCAGCTTGTGCTTCTCCCAAGTTTCGAGCATAACTGTAATGGTAAAAGCCATAAGGAATACCAACCCGTTCACATTCAGATGCATTTCGTCGTGCACGCAGGTCTTCCGCAAAGCTACCCCAAGACGAACGGATAATGACAAAGTCAACATTGTTTTTCAACTGATCAAAATCAATAAAACCATTGTGTTCACTGATATCTACTCCAAATAATGCCATCTTATTTTTCCTCCGATTTTAATTGTTTCAAAGTTTGTTTGAGTTTCTCTGGAACTGGCAGACCAATCCGTGCTGTATTTTCTATAATACTGAGCCCCTCGTTAGACAAGTAATAGAAAATAATAGCAGTTCGGATGATGCCTCCCTGTTTCAAGATATGAGTATCAATAATCTGCCCCATAGCCACTAGCATCAAAATAACAACTTTTTTAAACAGTCCTCGAAAACCAACTGCACTGGATAGCTTCTTTTCAACAACTGCTGCCATCAACCCACTGATATAATCAATAGATATAAAGACAATCAAGGCAAAAATAAAACCATCCCAATCACCAAAAACACTTCCTAAAAGTCCTCCTACTGTGGAAAACAAGACTTTATTCGCAAAAACTAACTGTTTCATGATGCATTTTCCTTTCTATGCGGTTCGCTCCAGTTGGGATTTCCCTTTTCGTCAAATTGCATGATATAAAAGTTTTTATGAAATAACTCAGACAAATTAATGGTTGGAACTGTCGCACCCCACTGAGTCAAAGCTCCCACTGTTTCGACTTCCATCAACTGACGTCGACCTTCCTTAATCACGGGACGCTTTTGTACTTCTCTGTACATATAAAAATCCTCCCCCTCACTCTTGCAGCGAATGAACTCACCATTCTCGCGCATATAAGTGAGTGCTGCCACCAAATCAAAAGGTTCTGTAATTCTACTTAGATCAGGTAGTAATTCCTTTTCTTCCATCTTTCTTTCCTCCATCTATTTTTAATGGTGTAGTTGCTTCTTTGAGATTAGCTTCCAATTCTTCTTTCTTCTGAAGGAGAACTTGGTAAGCTTCCTCTTTCTGCGTCAATTGAATGGCTAAGAGGTTCTTTGATGTCACCTCATCAGCCAGCTTTCTGGTCAGCTCTTCAATAGTCAAACGAAGAGCCTGATTAATTTCTTCTGGGTTCATTTGTTTCCTTTCTTATAAATGTCCCACTAAGTTTCTGGTATCCCACCAGGCTGGATGCCCTTCACTATGGCTAGCCCTGTATTCATAGAGCGCCCCAATGCTATTAGACATTCGTTGTAATACCTCGTGAAGTGAAACATAATTACCGCTTGTATCTAAATAGAGCCAAACATCGCCTGTATTAATGGTTGAATCCCTTCTGTCCTGTTTCCTGCTCGGACGCAGTTGAAGTTTTCCTGTTGTAGTCATGACCCAACCATCTTTATTATCATAGGCAGAACTGGCAAAGGACAATTCATCCCCAACCAGATCAAGTGAATCAATATTGTACCCATTCCAAGCACGAATACCGACAAAGCCACTATCATTGGAGCTTTCAGTGCCATAACGATTGGATCCAATAACAGTTACACCCGCTCTTCCTTTGCCATCGACATTCCCTGTCGCAAACTTAATAAACTGGGTTGGATAACCAGCTAGAACTCGTTTCAAGGCAGCTTGGTCTGTATAATACAAAATTTGACCCGCATTGAGACTGATTTCCATAGCTCGGTTAATGGCTGTTAGGATACCACCTGATATCTTGTTCGCAGATAAAGTTACCGACTGCACCTGGCTGATGAATGCCTGCTTTGAGAAAAGCTTCCTCAGATAAGCTTCGGTCGCAGATAGCTTGTTAAACAAGGCATCATCAACTTTCAATTTCTCAGCCGTTACTGCTTCTGCACTTAAGATTGCGGTTGTGACTGATCCCGATTCAAAGTTGGCTGTCTTTAACTTATCCACCATGGCAGACTTAATCACAGCATGGTCAATTAAAGTTTGTCCTGTGATATGAGTGAGTCTACCATGGATATGATTTACTCCATTCGCTAATAGATTCAAACTGTTTAGTACTGCCCCACTTGAAGTCAAATGCTGAACCGACCAACTGTTTGCGAGCTGAGTTTGAACAGTAGAAACTTTCTGGGTCAAATCCGTCACCTTGGTCACATAGGAAGAATCTGTCAGGACAATCTGAGCCAAGTTATGTTTGATACTATCTTCCTTTGAGCCAATGAGCCGTGAGTACAGATTAACTGTTTCCTGAACCTTTTGAAAGTCACTGCTGTTGGTCTTGCCATTGACTGCCTGCAAAATTTCTGAAATGCGTCCCTCCACTGTTTGAGAATAGGAGGCAATCTTGGTTTCTGTGTACTGCCGGTCATCCTCTGGAGCTGGACTCGGTGTCGTCGCAATTGTCCCATCTTCCAATTGTGGATCCCGAATATAAAGAACATCGCCAACAAGCCAGCCATTTGAATAACATACCCAGGACCAAAATCTCTCAAACTTCACGGTAAAAGGGTGAACAAACCGATGCCATTCAGTTTGAAGTGTCACGGTCGAAACACCACCTGTCTCAAAACCAAACCGAACAACTACCGACCGACTCGCTTTCATATCAGCTGCATAGACCATTTTCTTTCCTTGCCATTCAGCTCCCCTTAAATCAAAAATGGGCTTATGAAAGCCACCATTTCCTGCTTTGGTACAAGTAGCTTTGAGATAGTATCCACTTTTGGCATTCGTATCCGGTGCCCGTTCAAACTTCCATTCTGATACATTAGACGAGAGGGGCAACAGACCATCAAAATCATAATGACGGATGTAGTTGCGCCCACCAATTTGCAAACTCTCAAAGCGACGATTTAAGCCTTTCACATCTTCTGAATAGGAGGCTTTTGCGACATAGTCCTTGGCTACTTGTTCTCGGACAGTTCTGGCCTGATTGGCTGTTTCCGTCCGTACATACTGCTCCAGTCGTTCCCGTCGTTCACTATCTTTTGAAACATACCCCTGAACCTGTTGGAGAGTTGTTTCAAGACCGGATAGAGTTTGCTTGACTTCTGTCTTACTGACAAAAGTGCCCATTTTCTGAAGAGTTTCTGTTTGAAAAACTTTCAACTCTGCTATTGTTCGATTCGTTACTTCTTGGACTTTGTTCAGAGCTTGCTGAGTGGCTCCTACCTTCCCCAAGGCTTCTTCTGACTTTTGGGAAATCGCTTGAAGCGTGGATTCTGTCGTTTTCGTAAAAGCAGTAAACGAACTCTGAATCTGTTCACGAGTCTGAGCTGCAATTTCCTCTGCCTTTGCTTTTGCCTTTTCAATGCCATCTAATACAATACTCTCTTGCTTCTCAAAAGCTGCATCAAAGGCTCGATTGGCATTTTCTAAGGCTCGTTCAATCATCAACTCTTGACTGACTTTAACAAGATTCAAAATGGAATGTGCTGTAGCAGTTATATTTGAAGAGCTCCCATGGCTACTTACTTTTGCAGCATCATCAAAGGTCAATGAGATATATTCTTTAGTCAGCGCATCATATTCATAAGATACTGCTTGTTTGATGACATCTACATGGTGTTTTCTGCTCTTTAGAGTAATCCAGTCAGCTAAATGAACCGTTTGACCATCTAGCTCATAGGCTTCTATCACAATTGCATCTTGCTCTCGGTCAATCTTATCATGATAGAATTTACTCTCACCCCATTTTTGCAATTCCTCAAGGGTTTTAAGATTGTTATTCGTGAATTCTTTTTCGTTGATATAGGGATAAGCATCAAGCAAAGGACTATCAACAGTCACGGTTAACGTCTTCTCTTCTTTAGCTCCGTCTGGTTTAAAGGTCGAATGAACATGGATACGTGTCACTACAGTTTGCGAACTTCTATTCCGTTTGTATGATTTCAGGTTTTGATGAGTCGTAACAATGACACCACGATTCTCTCCTCTGTGCTCTTGAATGGAGAATGAGAAATTATCTCGAATAAGCTCTCCTTCCCAAGTTCCGACAATAGAATGAGCACCATCTAACAGGACGTTATAAAGCGTAGTTGTATCAGCCGTGTTAAAATCCCTGTGTTTGGTAATATCACTTGTGAAAGAAAAAGGCTCAAGACTTGTCTTAGCCGCCTGGACCATGCTAGACAAGGCCGTCATACAACCTACTTGAGAATTGCCAATTGGCTTGATGGAATGCTGCATGACATCATCCGTAATGTGGTAACACAGAACCTCCACATGGTCATCCATTTCAACTGGTTTCTTAATACGAAAAAGCTGTTCTCCTAATTCAGGGACAGGAGCCTTAATGAGTTTATCTACTTTCAATAGCCGATAAAGATGGCTGTCCGTGATGGGATACTTGAGGGTTAAGGTAAAATCTCCATTCAACGTTTCCTTTACCCTAGCAGATACTGCTTCATAAAGGGGGATACCGTTCCATTTAACGGTCTGTACTTCCTTATCCAATAAATAAAGCATTAAGCCCACCCCCAGACAATCTCAAAACGAATGGACTGAATCCCAGTTTCCAATACGACTCCCACTGTTGTATCTTTTGAAGGGTCAATCGTTAAAAAGTCACCAGACCACTTGATGCTTTTTCCCGATAAGGTTCTAAAACTTGGTTTGTCAGGGTTGTTATCCATCACCAGTGTTTCACCAGACTCTATTTTCTCCAAACGAATAACCTGACTGCCAATCGTAAAACTGGTTTCAGTTGAGGTGTTTCCAACTATTGTCAATTTGGGAAAAGCCAAAGCCGACCCCTTCGTTCGCAGAGCACCATTTTGAGTGAACGACTGACTATCTGTATCTTTAAAGAACTTTGTGGGATGGCATTGGAATGTCGCTTCCATCTCATAAACCTCATGCTTGTCCTTTATAACTTTTGAAACAAGGACCTTATAGCACCAGAGTTGGACTGTTTTCAACTGCTCGCTCTCCAGCCAAAACTGTTCTTTAGAAAAGAGAGTCAAAAACTGAAAAAGTTCTTCTTCACTTGGCTTGACCACATAAATCTTAAATGTCAACTCCATCACATTGCGATGCTTGTTGGTTTCCATGACGGCACCACTGATCCCTCTATGCTCAAGGAGCTGAGTCTTGCTGCTTTTCATGACAATCGGTGGACTGTTTTCTACAATCACCTTAAAAGGGAAAGAGGAAGTATGCACCCCATCAATCACCAACTCATTGTGTCGAATCATATTCCCAATCCTTTCAGTTGTTTTTGCCTAGTGAGTTCATCTGCCAATCTTCCTGCTACATGTTCTGCCAAGCGTTCTAAATCCGCTTCTTCTCTGATCACAACATCTGAAATCGTAATGGTAATCTGCGGCAGAGCATCCAAGGTAGAAGCAATTCCACGACCAATCTGACTCAATGTTTCTCTGTTTAAGGGAAGAACCGCCTCTCTGCCTGCCTCCCCTCCTACTAAGAGATTCGTACCATTTAGGCCAAAGATGGTTGGCTTGGTTAAAATCCCACCCTTGGCATACCATTCAATCCCAATCCGTGGAATATCCCCTTTTAGCCAATCAAGCGGATTGGCCGACCCACTGACACTAAAGTGTGGCAAAGGAATATGCGGCCAAGAGATATGAAAATTAAAGAGACTCTTTATGGCATTGATGGCAGAGGATACGGCATTTTTAGCCCCATCAATCGCTCCAGAAATGGCATTTTTAATTCCATCCCAAATATTTCGAACAGTTGAGAAGATGTTGTTTAGGATATTTGATATGGTCTGCAAGATACCATTCCAGATATTAGATAGTGTGCTTGCAATCCCCTGAACAATCCCTGTCACCGTGGATTGAATGGCATTCCAAATGGATGAAAATAAAGAAGAAAGGGCTGATAGAATATTTGAAACACTATCTCTGATACCGTTCCAGCTATTCACTATAAATTGCCAGATGGCATTAAGAATGGTGCCAATGATGGACTGAATCCCTTCCCATACGGTAGATACAATTTGCTTAATGGTTTCCCAGGCACCAGACCAATCCCCAGTAATTACCTGCATGACCAATGTGATAATGCTAAGAATAATATTTAGGACTGTTTCTATTATCGTCTTGATAATATCCCAGGCTGTTGTGACAACGAGCTTTATATTCTCCCAAACGGCTGTTAGATAAGGCCCAATTAAATCCATAATGGTGGTGATTACCGTCGAAATGGCATTCCAGACTGTCGTTGCAGTATCTTGAATCAACTGGTGATTTTCCTGCCACCAAGAAACCAAGATTCCCCAAATTTCCATCACAAAGTCTACGACTTGTTGAACGATGAAAGAAATAGCTGAATAGATAGCATTCCAAGCTTCAGTAACAGCCGTTCTGAAAGCTTCATTATGTTCCCATAGTTCCTTAATACCAATGACCAATAAAGCAACAGCCGCTATCACCGCAAGTACAATCCCTACAATCGGAGCAGCCGCAGCTAACATCCCTCCAATCGTCGTCCCAAGAGCTAAAGCTGCAGCTTGTAAGGCTACAATAATGGGTAAGAGAATACCCGCAACAGTCACCAGTCCACCCACAACCAGAATGAACTCCCGCACAGGTTCCGGAAGATTCAAGAACCATTCCGCAACACTTTTTAAAAGCGGAACAAGTTGTTGGAGAAACGGAGCTAGGGTTTCTGCAATCGCTCCTCCAACTTCGGCCATGGCCTCTTTAGCTGCATTTTGAGCTAAGGTGAACTGATCAATAGGGTCAAGTGTTGCTTCATAGGTGGAAGCAACCACTCCCTTTGCTTTTTCTGCGGTTCCCGCTAAATCATCAAAAGATAGAGCCCCCCGCTTAATGGCATCCACCATCCGTGGAGCAGCTTTAGTACCAAAGATACTGGATGCAAGCGTTAAGGCTTCCGTTTCACTAGTGCTGTTTCGGATTTGTTCGACCGTTTCTTTTAAGCCTTCACTCAGTGTCTTTCCTTTAGCTGCATAGTTGACTGCTGCTTTGGAGAGAGAAGAAAGAGCAGCCGAAGAATCGACCCCACTTTTTTCAAACTGCCCCATAAGAGCCACGCCCTCATCAAACGAAAGTCCTAAAGCCTTAATTTGTGGAGCACCTTGAATGGCTTTGGTCATCAAATCCTGAACGCTGACACCAGTCGCCTGGGCCGTATAAGTGACAGTATCTAAGACTCGATTTAAATCACTCGTCTCAAGTCCATAAGCTTCAATAGCTTGTTTTGCAGAAATAGCTGATTCCGTCACGTCCGAACCATTAATTTCCGCATACTTAATCAAAGTCGCAGAAGCGTCCTTTAAGGCATCACCAGTCAACCCAAATTGGGTATTAAGCTCACCAACAGCACTGCCCACTGTTTGAAAGTCCGTTGGAATTTCAGTCGCAAGACCTTTTGCAATATCTGTCATCTCATCCAGCGCTTTTCCACTGGCACCAGTTTTGGTGACGATGATATCCATCCCTTCGTCCACTTCCCGAAAAGCTTCCAGTGTTGCTTTTCCGAAGTCAATCAGTTTCTGACTGATTTCGCTCAGTTTTTCACTGAAGTTGGCTAGAATCTCAGACCTTAGTAGATTGTTAGTTTCTGCTAAGCTGTGGTTGGCATTATCACTTGCCCCACTCATGCTGCCCATCTCATTTTGCAAATGATGATAAGCCGTCTTGGTTTCATTGAGAGACTTCTCTAGCTTATTGGCTTCAACTGAGTTCTCACCGTATTCAGCCTTGGTCAACTCTAACTGTCGTTCTAAATTGGCAATCTGTTTCTCGACAATCTCTGACTGAGCCGCAACCTTTTTCTGAGCAAGGGCCAGTTTTTCAGATTCACTGGCATTACGACCTAGCTGACTTTCTTGCAACTTAAAGGAGGAAGCGACTTTCTCACTCTCTGATGCTAGTTGATTTTGTTCAGCTCCTAAAGCAGCTAGTTTACTTTTGTTGCTGGTGACACTGGAGCCATTTTGCTCCAAAGCTCGGTTGACACCCTCTAGCTTATTTTCATAGCTTTTGAGAGTGTTCTGAGTGATTTCGACCTCTCTTTGAAAAGCCCGATACTGATCAGCTCCGATTTTCCCGCTTTGAAACTGAGCTTCTACCTGAGATTGGGCTTGACGTAGTGTCTCTAGCTTCTCTTTGGTTGTTTGAACTTGCTTGGCTAAAACCTCTTGTTTCTGAGTTAAGAGAGTGACATTGCCTGTGTCAAATTTTAGTGCCTTATCAATTTGTCTCAGCTCTCGGCTTGCTTCTAAGGCTTCGTGGTTCACCCCTTTTAGAGCTTTTTGTAAGGGCTGGGTATCGCCTCCAATTTCAATTGTGATTCCTTTAATCGTTCCAGCCATACCGTCACCTCCTTACCACCACATCAAAAATTATCAAAGTCTACCTGCGTAGCCTTGCGAGTTCTATCTGCTTCTTTAGTACGCACTTCCACATAGTCTGTCTGATAGTCCAGTGCCATGCCAATCGTTATCTCTTTTAAATCTGACATGGATAGTCCTGTCTCTTTACAACAGTGAAGATAGGATTCTACCGTGAAGGTTTCGCTGCTCGCTTCTTCCGACGCATCGACTTTTTTCTGGTTGTCATCCCTTGATTTAACAATTCCATCAGAACCGGTCCTACTGTTTGAAGCGGAAATTCTTCTAAGCCCATAAAGAACTCTTCAAAAGGTTCAATAGATGGGTTAGCTGATTTGGCAAAAACCCAAAAGAGCCGGTGGAAAAACGTCATATCAAAATCCGCTAACATGCTCATATCCACATCAGATGCAGATAAAGTTTTGCCTTCTTCTAGCTGTTCAACTTTTTTTAGAATCGACTCAGCCTGCAACATTTGAAACAGGTCCTGGAAATAATCTTTTCCAAATTCTTTTTTATAGGCAATTGGTGTGTAAGCATTGGTCGCAAGCTCAATTTTCTTACCTGATAACTGAATCGTTTTCCGCATGATTAACCTCCCGGTTTCACAGTTGGCTCATAGACTTTTGTAAACCAAGTCTTTTTGACATCTTCTGGGGTATCCTCTGTGGTCCTGCGACGGACGATTTTATCCAGCGGCCGAGGACTGGCTTTGAATTTCAATTCTACTTCGTTGATGTCTGAACCGCTCTTTGTTTTAGAAGCAACGGTTGGCCGGCTTGCATAACAATAATAGAGCACATGAAGCGTTTCTTTCTTATCCCCTTCAAAGCGAAACATTAAAGCAAAGTTTTTCTTTTCGCTGCTTGCAATTTCTGAGATGACTTTACTCTGGGCATCGATAGTTTCTCCCAACACTCGGGTCAAAAATTCCTGTGTCAAAAGAGCCAGTTTCAGAGTTCCTTCATAGCCATCATTGGATTCTGTCGTATAAAAATTGATGTTGTCTGCTTTATATGAACCAGAATCGCCTTGTGGCTCCAAGGTCAGCTCTGCGGCACCCCTAAGTCGCTCCACTGCTCCGTAGGTCAGCGACCCATCATCTCCTTCTTTGGTCACTTCTGCCCAATGGACATCCTGCAAACCAAAGGTGACTTTATTTTTCTCCATCGGATTTTTCCTTTCTATTGACTTAAATGATAAATAACCTGATACAGCTTTTCTGTATCCAGATAGGTTTCTTCCTTGTCAAAAAAGAGAGAATGAATGTCGAGTGCCGCTTCTATTTTCTCTTCTAAACCAAGGTCTTTTTTCTCGGTATAAAGCTCCAGTCTGACTTGACTTCCTTTGTGATAAGCCAGATTATCTGCTCCATAATTCTGAGAAGCAGGAAACCAATACACCAAAAAGGGAGGAGCTGGACTATGCCCCTCCTCAAAATGGTGGTAAGCACAGGACAAACCTAGACTGCTTAAAAATGGAAACCACTCATCTTTTTTCATAACTTCTCCTTCAAGCGCTCTTCAAATTGTCGAATCATCTTTTCTTCAACAGGAGCAATATGCCGAATTCCTTCAACCCTACCACCGCCTCGTTTGGCATGACCATTTTCTAAGAGATGCGTCAGTCCTGGTGTTCGATTATGAATCGTTTTTGTCAAAGCTAGATTCGTTTCTTTAGTCGCGGTAGAGGTCCATCCTCGAGCATATTTTCCCCGATTTTTTGGAGAATGTTGCTTTAACTCATTGACGGCTTCCTGCGTACTGTCTTCCACCACTGCTTTCACTGTTTCAGTAGACCTTTCAACATAATCTTCTAACTCCTTTTGAACAACCCGAGCTAGGTCAGACGGGTCAATTGTTGGCATATTGTACCTCCTCTGTCGCATCTATCAGGATTATCTTCTGAGGATAAGTCAACGAATCAATGGCCTTGATATTATAAACCTTATTATCAAAGCGAAGACGAGTGGTTTTACTATCCAACTCTTGAATAGCTGGGTCATAGCGCAGCGTAAAGCGTAACTGATGAATATTCTTGACCATTACTGTTGCAGTGCCTTCCGTTTCAAGAAGTACCTTGCAGGAACACCACCTAGAAAACAATTGCTGCCACTGACTGCTTTCATTGCCAATAGCATCTTTCACAATGACTCGTTTTTCAAAGAAAACCCGTTTGCTTAATGGAGCTATCTTCATCAGAACACATCCCTTCTGTGAGCAGAAAGAAGAGCCTTGAGGAGTTCTACCAAACTCTCCTGCCCTCCTTCTTCTCGGTGCTCGTAAAGATAAGCTGTCCCAAACAAAACAATCGTCTGAAGGAAGTCAACTTCTTTCTCCTCCGTCACTTCCTCCAGATTCTTGCGTAGGATACTGGAACACAACTCTTCACTGGCAGAAATCATGACTTGAATCAAGTGGTCATCCTCTGAGTGTTCAACCCTTAGATAGTTCTTTGCTTCCTCCAAACTAATCTTCATGAGAAGCCTCATTTCATGGTCAAAACTTTAACCGCTTCATTCAGAATTAACTTACCATCCACACGCTGACTAGCAAGGAAGCCAACTTGACCACTTTCTGCATAGAGCTCATTCAGACGCTTAAAGGAACGTCCTTGACGGTCCGCAATCCAGTAGTAAGAAAAGTCACCGAAAGCCAAAACTTTCTTACCTGTATCAATCGTTGGTACAAAGCTAGAGGTGAAATAAGGACGATTCAGAATCATATCTGGTACACCAGCTTGAACAGATGGCTGCCAGATATAGTTGCCATTATTGTCCTTGAGTTTCCGTAAGGCTTTGACAGTCGAATCGTTCAAAATCCATACTGCATTTTTCCGATAAGGTGATTTAAGCGAGTGATACAAATCCATGACATCGTCAAAGGTAATCGTCGCACCACCACTAGTCGCCCCTTCAGTGACCGTTTGAAAAATTCCAGTTGGCTTACCTGTTCCATCACCAATCAGAAAAGCTTCTTCTTCCTTCACACCAATACGACGAGCAAATTCATTAGCCATATAGCTTTCCAAATCAAAGACGGAATCATAGAGCAGCTCATCAGAAATCTTAATGGCTGTTCCAACCTTATGGGAACCAAGCGTTACTTGACTAAAGGTATCTTCTGATTCCTTAAACTTAGAGTTCTCATCCATCCAAGTGGCTTCACCGTTCCCTGACACAACTGGAATCTTCCGCTCCCCGCTTGAAGTCTGAATGACCGTTGCAAGACTCCGCATGAAGTTTTCTTCTTGAAGAGCCTGAATCAGGCGTTTCTCATATTCATCTGGAACCAAGTAACCGCCACGTGAGTCGTCTCCAATACTGAGGGTATTTTCGATATCATAGAAGTTTTTCTTGCGGATATTGTTCCAAAAAGCTGTGTTATAGGCTTTAGAGGAACGTCCGCCTTTTGGATTTCCTCCGCCTACAGTTGGATTGGCAACAATCGCTTGACTAACCGGACTGGCTAATTCCTTATCCAGTGCTTCCTGCCGCTCCAAGCGTTCAATCTCTTTACCAAGGCGAACAACCTCATCTTCCATTTCTTCATAACGGGCCGTATCTTCTACAGAAACCAGCCCCTTATCATCCCGACAGGTATCCAGAAAGCTTTTTGCTTTCTCCCATACCTGTGCTCGTTTTTCCCGCAATTGTAAAATTTTACTCAT